TGGCTGGATCTGTGTTGTTGCGGTAGTTGCGTGTGCTGCCATAGAGGTTGTTGAGTTTGCCCTCTGCAGTGCCCACATAATCAAACCCTAATATATAAAGTGTGGTGTGCTGATGTGAAGTGGCCAACCACAGTGCTGTGGGTCCTGAACTCCATCCTTGACTGGGTTTGAAAAAATTCAATCCTTTGAACTTTTCCATGTTTTTGTTGGGATTGGTCCACACAGAATTTTGCAGTTGCCATTGGCTTTCACAAATCTCCACAATCATCTTGGCATCCACTGCCACCAAAAAATCTGGTCTAAATTCACGATACAGTGCATTGCAACCATAAATTTTGCCCCATTCGCGCAGATAATCTAGGTTGATATTTTTGCGACTCAGTCCATTGCCCAACACAAAAGCAATGTTGCCATCCACTGGTGGTCTGGATTGAGGCGTGGGTGCAACAGATGTGTGTTGATGTGGAACAGGCTGCACTGTTGTGCTATGACCTTGTTTGGCCAGTCTGTGCTGTGCTTTGTCAGAGTTACGCTGATGTTTGATGGCTTTCCACTGTTCTTTGGTGTATAAAGATTTGTCTAATTTGGCCATGCTTGGCTGTTCAGGTTAGGCTGTGGGTTGAGTGCTGGCGATACTGTACATGTTTCTCACAAATTCCAGTTCTTTTTGCTGTTCGTTGTTGTGAAATTCACTGGCTTTGCGAGCTCTGTTGATTTGTTTTAGAGTAAATTTAGTTTTGCGAGTGTCTGTGGTGCCAATAATGGATTGATCATGCTCAGGATCATACATCTTGTGATCCGCAGTGTTCACATCATTTTTGTCAAAATAGAAAATTTCACGCAGTAGCATGAAATTATTTATGCTTATGTGGTGGGAGTTGTGCCTGGAGTGGCGCCAGCACCACCTGTGGTATCTGTGGGTTCCACTGGGGCAGTGGTTTCTGGTTCTTGTGCTGCTAAATCCTGCTGTATGTTGGCAGAGCTGATGCCTGCGCTGCGCATTTCAGCAGCTGATGCAGTGGGTTTAACTTTGAATTTCTCATCATTTTCTTCACGCCATAATCTTTCGTTTTCAGCCAATTCATCTGCACTCATGCCCAAAAATCTCATCAGTGCATATCTGTTGCTGATGTAAGGCAGTGCTGCCACTTGACTGAATGTTTGGATTCTATTGTTGTCCAATTCTGCTTGTCTGTAAGAAGCAAAGTTTTGTGGAGTTTGAAACTTGATATCAAACATGCTCACATCAATGTTGACTCCTTTTTCCAAAAGATATTTTTTAAAATCGTTGTTGAATTCATCTGCGACCAAGTTCTGTAATCTTTCACAATAGTTGTTGAATCTCAATTCTTGAATGTAAGCAGTGCCCACTCTGCCATCTGTGTACTGTGCATTGCTGTCATCTGGTCCTGTGGGTAGGTATGAGCTGGGAATACGCAATCCACGCAACAGTTTATTGGTAAAGTATTTTAAATCATCAATTTCACCAAGGTTTGTACCGCCTGGCAGTGTTTCCACTTTTGATCCACGACCTTCTGCTGTCTGAGGGAAGAAAAAGTCTTCATTGATGGATAATGGATTGTAGGCAGAATCTATCACATTGGTTCCACCGCCTGTAGATGATGGAATACGTCGCTGATGAATTTCTGTTTTGACTCTTTCCACAAACTGCATGGCCAAGTGTGAAGGCATATTGCCCACGTCCACATAGAACACACGACGTTCTGGAGCTCTTTGCACCCTATAAATGATAATTGCGTCTTCCAATAATTCTTTTTGTTTGTACACTTTAAATATGGACTCTAATAAAGAATTTCCAAATGGGAAATTGTTGTCCAGTCCTTCACTCAAACTCAAATGTATCACATGTTCTGCACTCACAGCAGTTTCTTTCAAACTGGTGGTGAATCTTGATCCAGACTGTTCGGGGCTCATGCCCACCATACCACGCACACTGCCTGCCAAATAACCAGAACCACCTGCTGTGATACTGTTGTTGGTTTCGTATGGAGTGGTAGCAATCAAATCTTTAAAATTTAAATTTATGTCACGTATCATGTACTGTTCTGGTTTCTTGCCTTCTGATTCATTCACAATGATCTTGGTCACTTTGGCTGGATCCACATGGAACCATTTTTTAGTTTCAGGATCTTTGATAAAGAAAGCATCACCGTACTTGAACACATTACGGAATATTCTAAAAATTCTTTTGTTGAAATTGTTCAGTTTGCACCACTGCTGTAGATATTGTTTCAGTATGGTGATTTCTGCATTGGTGGCAGGTTGTTTGAAATTCAGTTTAAAATTTGTGTCATTCTGTTTGTTCAGTTGCGAACAAAATTCAGCCAGGATGTCCAAGGCTGCATTCACTTCGGAATCCATGTCCATCACATTGTATTGTCCATAGCGTTCCACTCTGTTGGGTGATCCCACATACACATCTGGCAAATAAGAACTGTAGTTGGTCTTGGCTGGACCTGCCATGCGACCTGTGCGAGTGTAGATCTCGTTGTCACTCACTTGATTAAAATATCTTTTCCAACTCATATTATGTAATTTCTCCAACTGCTGTAGCAGTGTCTCTTTGATATCTTTTGCTGCCTTCTAGCACATAAAGAACTTGCTTCATAGTCATATTTAACTCTTCCAGCTTGTCAGCTGAAGTTTTTCCTGAGGCTGACACTGTGCTGCTCATATTGTTTTGTACCTTAGCAAAAGAGTCTCCCAGACTGTTTAATGCTTCAGTATAGCTGTCTATTTTACCTTTGTCAAGTGAATCCAATGTGGCATTGATGTTTTTGGCAAATGATTCTGATCCGCCACCAAATATTGAAGCAAATCCAGAAGCCACACCACTCACACCCAAAGAAGCTATGGCACCACTCAATGCCATAGAGCCTGCTGCCACATCTTTTAAATTTTGACCATCAATGGCTCCAATTTTACCCAAACCATCCGCAAATTTTTCCAAAGAGCCGCCTATGAGCCAGGTGGCTGCTGCCAATCCTGCTCCTACCAATGTGATAGCAGCACCCAATCCTGCTGCTCCCAACAACACAGTGGGATTGGCAAATGCCGTCAATCCTGCTGCCATTCCTTTTAATCCTGATCCTAATCCACCACCGGATTTGCTGATGCCTTCCAATACTTTGCCACCACCTGTATCTCCTGTGTTTTTTGAACTCCCTTTACTCATGAATCCTTTTACTCCTGATATGGCAGCACCACCCAGCTTTTTACTGCCGGCGGCTAAGCCTAACAACATCAATGCACCCACAGCCATTTTTAAATATTGTCCAAATTTGCCGAAGTCAACATTAATATCGGGTAGTAACGACATCAGGTTCTTGAAACCATCTGTAACTCCAGTGATAGTCATAGACATCCAACTCAATGCACCTCCAACCACTTCCAACAAAGGAGATATCAAAACAAGGAGTGAGTTTCTAAATTTTTGCATTTGACTGTCAAAGTTGGTCACTGCTTTGGTGGCATCTTGTTGTGCTTTCATTTGTTCTTTGGTGGCTTCTACTGCACCCATTTGATATTCTGTCAAATTCACCAATGATGCGCCGGCCAAATACATGTTGTTGCCTGTGATAGCAGCATTGCTAGCCATTGAAAGTAGAGACTCTCTGTTGGCGTTTGCTCCAGCAGCAGCTCTTCTCATACCTGCTGCAAATTCTGCGGAGCTCACTGAACCATTGCGCACTCCTGCTGTTAGATTTACCAACTCTGGAGAGGTGCTGGCCAGCATTCTTCCAAAATCACTGATGGGAGCTCCTCCGGTGACTATCATTTCTTCAAGGGCCGCTTTTAAATTTGGATCTACATTTCCCAGTCCTGCCACAATTGCTTGCAGATTGGCTTGGGCGTCTTTGTCCATGGTGGCCATCAACGATTTCAGTTTGAGATCCTGTCCTTGACGTTTGAGTTCTTCGCTGAGTTGTTTTCTACTCTGTCCTGTGACTCTGCTCAACATGTCCAACTGCAGAAGATAATCTTTGCTACCGTCTGTGAGATCTTCTTGACTCATCTGTTGAGCTTTGCCCAGATTAGTCTGTATTTCCAAATAATCTGTGATATAATCTGAAGTTTCCAGCATGCTGAATCCCAATCTGCTCAATGTGGGTTGGAAATCTTTTTGAATGTTTTTGCTGATGTTGGTGAACACTCTCACACCTCGATTCACACTGCCACCCAATAAGCCAAATGTGCCAGTGTTGGCCAACACCTGTTCTTTGAAAAGATCCAGACTCAATCCAGCTTCAATAGCTGCCATACGAGAGCCAAATATGCCTAAACCAAAATCAGCACCTTGTTGACTGAGTTCTCTGAACACCACCACTTGACGATCCACTTCGTTCACCAAGGCCAATATGGTGCCGTAGAACAATGCCATGCTGGGATTGAGTTTGGTCATCACTGAAGACAACGGCTGTACCAAGTCGCCAAATTTGCGACCAGTCACCATCAGTGAATGACCAAAATCCTTGATGCCTTCCGACAACACCTTGCTTCGGTTCTGTAATTTTTCAAATTGATTTTCGGTATTTTTGGATTGTTTGCGCAGATCATCCAACCCTTTGGCTGACTTTTTAGCAGTGTCAGCCACTTTGGCTCCAGTGCCGGAACCTCTGCCGCCCAATGCATCCACCAATTTTTTCAGAGTGGCTTCAGTGGCAGCATTCTGCAGCACAGCATCGTCCAAATCCGAGCCAGGAGCTTTTATTTTTACTTCATCTGCCATTAATTAAATACCCAGTTAATTCTGATTATAAATACACACATATTATAAAAACATGCGAATTATACACTTATTTATACGGAGGTAATAATGCCAGAAAATACAAACCCATCAGCTGTTAATAATCCTTTACAGAAGTATTTTAGACAGCCCAAAAACTATCTGAGACTGCCCAGCCGTGGCAAATACTATCCTGCCGGCGCATTGGACATGCCAGTCACAGGTGAATTGGCAGTGTATGCCATGACTGCCAAGGATGAGTTGACTTTCAAAACTCCGGATGCACTGATGAATGGTCAGGCCACTGTGGATGTGATACAAAGCTGTGTGCCCAACATCAAGAATGCTTGGTTCATGCCCAGCATTGACATAGATGCTGTGCTGATTGCCATCAGATTGGCCACCTATGGTGAAAAGCTGGACATCAATATCACTGTGCCCAACACCACCATCAAGAAAGATTACACCATGGACCTACGCACAGTGTTGGATGATCTGTTGCTGGCCAAGTTTGAAGAACAACTCACAGTGGATGGAGTGCGCATCACAGTGAAACCGCTCAACTACAAAGAATTCACCGAAGGTGCCATCAAAACATTTGAAGAACAAAGAATTTTTAATGTGGTGAATGATGACAAATTGGATGAACAGACCAAAGTGAACATGTTTCATCAGAGCTTTAGAAAGCTCACAGAGATCACCATCAGACTGGTGGCCAACACAGTGAGCAGTGTGGAAGTGGATGGTCAAACAGTGACTGATCCCAAGTTCATTGCAGAGTTCATCGAAAAGGCTGACAAGAATTTTTACACCAGCATAGTGGATCATGTGACCAGCAATCGCAACAGATTCGCCATCAAGCCACTGAGAGTGCTCAGCACCGAGGAAGACATCAAGGCAGGAGCTCCCAAAGAGTTTGAAGTGCCTGTGACTTTTGATCAATCAAATTTTTTCGCATAAAGATCCTAACCAAATCTCTGCCGGAAATTTTAAAGGAAGTGGATATCCTAGAGAATGAAACCAAAAACTTTCGCTTGGAATTGATGCGATTGTGCTGGTACATGCGTGGCAGTGTCACAGTGGATGATGTGTTTGCATTTGCTGTGGAGGATCGTGAAATCATCAGCAAAATCGTCAAGGACAATCTGGAAACCACCAAAAAAAGCGGATTACCATTCTTTTAATCGCCCAGCACGGCATCACAAACCAAATAATATATTTTAATAGTGCTAAGGTCAGTGTAAATAATCTTACGATGAGAGTGTACACACAGTCAAACGTGAATCACACCATACCGGACCAGGCCCATTGGTGGCCTTGTATCACCACTGAACCAGTGGCACATGAACCTGCTGTGGTTCAACCCTTGCTGATCACACACACAGCAGCACTGCAACACTATCAGCATGCCATCACAGATCTGCTCAGTCAGCCCATTCAGTGTGTGGGACGTCACACAGCAGAACGTCTGAGACTGTGTGGCTTTGAACACATACGCTGCCGACTCAAAGCTGAGGACGTGACGATCCACACCAACACCACGTGGTTGCACGGCGACCACCACGCTAGAAATTTTGCTGAAGATGCCAGAGTCACTGCGATTCAGACTCATCGCAGTGTGTTGAATCACCACAACATTGAAAAATTGTTGAGTTCAGAACCCGACAGCATACATGTGTACAGTGCTCAGGTGCTCACTGTGCTGCAAACCAGATCTTGGCCTCGCACCACCTTGTACACAGTGCCTTCGGCACCTGCGGACAAAAATTTGTGGCACACAGTGCTGCAGTTTGATCCCAGCGACCCACTCAACCTCAACTGAAATCAACCATATGGAAATAATTTTGGGAATTTTAGTGGTTGTGCTGGCTGCGTATGTGATACTGGGCGACAAAGATTAATCAACCATAACCCACAGAGGATAACATCATGATAGAACACATACTGACCATATCCACATTGTTGCTGATAATAGTGGTGGCACTGCATATTGTGGACTCCGACACTGATAAAACCACAAACAGAAAAGATCAATCTCGTATCAAGTAGTGGACGAACCAGTTCGTCCAAGTGATCGCTGCGCTCTCACTGTTTGAATCAATCAAGTTGCGAAGCAACTGCTCGCTCATACAGATAGTGGATCCATACTTCTCCCAGAACCGGGAGAAGTGGTGACGTCATACGAGATAAGCACGCCATCTTGAACAGCCATCACTACACGGGGCGGTAGCCCTATACCCCCTCAGGCTGACTTCATTTGCTACGGAACACTCTATCAGCAGTTCAAGCCACTGATCAGTGTGGGTGTTGTGTCTTTTTCACAGAGCACCATCGTTTTTGCCTCAGTTTGCAACACAGGATTCACCATCTTCCTCAGACGTATTTCCTGGATCTCACGATCTGCTGGGTTGCTATATTTTTGCCTTGAGCCTTTTTAATTCTTCTCGCAGCAGATTGCTGCTGCCTATTCTCACATTGATGATGCCATTGTAGTATTCATCCGACTCCAGCACTCTGCGTTCAAACTGTTCCAGAGCCTCCAAATAGCCCATCACGCCGCGACTGCGACAGATGTAGAGTATTTGTCTGGTGAATTGATCCTCGCCCTGCTGCTGCACATCCATCATCAGCACATCGTTGCTGCCCCAATAGTCTCTCCAATCACTCTCCACCAGACTGCGACGTCTGTTGCTGCGACCTTTGAGAGGCGGACGAGATTTTTTGAACTGTGCCAGCTTCTTGCCCACATACTTGCGACCTGTGACAAGATTGGTGATCAGATACACAAATCCCACTGTGCCTTCCGGCAGAGAATCTATGGGTTGGTCTTGATACATCCATGGCATACTGGTACTTACTGTGACATGATTTTCTCTGCAGCAGTCTTGAATATTGTGAATATTTTGGCAGTGACAGAAATATTTTGGTACCAAAAGGAGAAAGAAATTTTTTGTGCCGCAGCTTTGTACTTCGTACAAACTGTAGCGTCTACCGCAGCGGCTGCGCCGTGCTACTGGCTGCGATTCTTCTCTTTGTGCTGTTTGTATTCGCGAGCAATCTCCGCTCGGCGTGTGCGACTGAGTTTGCGTATCTCACTCAGCCATTTGCGTGAATGTATTTTGCTTTGACGACTGGGTCTTTTGGCAAACTTTTCATTGTATTTGAAATAGTTCATGTAGGCTTTGGTCAACTGATCGTGTGTGTCGTCCATAAATCCTTTTAAATTTCATGCACTTCCACAGCATTGCTGTAGGAAGTGAATCCATTTTCTTTGATTACTTTCAATGTGTTGTTTACTCTGCCCATTAATTCATCTTTGTGACTGATTAGATATATGCTCTTGCCTCGTTCTCTGCTCATGCGTTTCAATATGGCCAAGGATGATTCCACACCTGCTGTGTCCAAACCAGAATCTATCAATTCATCTATGAACAACAGGTTGATGTCCTGATACAAACTCTCCCAAACATCGCGGAAAGCAAAGCTCAATCCCAATATCAATCTATTACGTTCACCTCTGCTCAAATTATCAAAGTCCAAATCCTGACCCAATAGAGTGATTTCCACACTCAAATCGTTTTTGAATGTGACTGTGTGTGGCAAGCCCAGTGCTGTGAGATAGTGTGTTAATCTGTTGTTTAAGAATGCCAAATTTTGATCTATGATCTTCTTTCTTATGAAACTGTCCTTGTTGGTCAACAGTTTTAATAAAAATTCTTGATGGTCTTTGAGTGTTTGCAAACGATTCACTTCACTCCAATCCAATTCTTGCAGTGCTTCTGTGCTCAGCTCTGTGATTTGATCCACATAAGGATTCTGTTCCAATTCTTTGTTTTTCAATGTGGTCTTGTAGGTTTCCAAATACTGTCTGTGTTCATAGGCTTCTTTGATGGTGTCGTAAAATGTATCAGGACGTTGTGCTTGTGCGCCCAGCAATTTGACTGCTTCTTCTATCACAGCAATTTCATCCACAATGCTCATGTTGTAATTCACAGCATCACCATACTCTTCTTCCAGTTTCAATTGTATTTCACAAAATTTATCGTTGTGCAATTCCTGACCACATGCATAACAAGAAGAGTTGTCATGCAAATTATCCAAATCCTGTCCTACTTTTTTGACTGTTTTGTCTGATTGCAACAGTGTTATTTCCAAACTGCTCTTGTCCTTTTGTAATTGTTTTAGTTCATTATTGAATTTGGTCCATTCTTCCAACTGTTGATGCGACACCAGTTCTTGTTCAATGTTAACTGCTTCCAACTCTGTGATGGACTTTTTAAGTTTTTCAACGTCTAAATTTTTTTGTGTGTTCCAAATTTTTTCTTTGTTGCTCAATGAATTGATGGTCTCTTTGATCTTCTCATTGCTCATCTTTAGACCTTCCAAACGAGCATTCTCCATGGCTGTGTCTTCTTTGCTGACTCTGATCTTGTCTTTGAGCAATTCTGCTTTCTCGCTCAGCAGTGTGATACCCAGCAATTGTTCAATGATATCTTTCTGATCGCTGGCACTCATGCTTAAAAACGGTTCAGTGTAAGTGTTCAATGCCAATATGTGTTTGAACATGGAATGTGATAATCCCAACATGTGATTGATAGCAGCCTGTGTCATACGACTGTCTCCTTGGCTCTCATCAGTGATCTCTTGTTCACTGTCATTGATAAAGTATCTCAGTGTATTGGGACGTCTGCCCCTTTCAATACGATATTTTATACCATCTTTCTCAAAAGTTAATGTGACCAACATGTTTTTGTTGTTGGTCTTGTTGACTAAATTTTCTCTGCGTATTTTTGTGAGTGCTTCACCAAACAAACCATAGCTCAATGCATTGATCAATGTGGTTTTACCAGTGCCGTTTCTGCTGCCAGCATCATCTCCACCTTGATCCAAATTCTCTCCCAACACCAGTGTGAGTCTTTGATTGTCAAAATCCACTCCTTGGGTTTGATTGCCCACACTCATGAAATTTTTAACTGTGAGACTCTTAATTTTTATCATTGTAGATCTCTGTAAATTTCCAGCAGTGTATTTTTGTTGTAACTGTCTGATTCTATGGCATTGATTTCTTTGCTGACTATTTCATCCACAGATTCAAAACGAGTAATGTCCAATGTGCTGGTCATTTCATCGTCTTTTTTGCCTGGAATTAATACAATCTCTCTGCAGTTGTAATCTTTTATAAAAGTTTCTTTGATAAAACTGGCTTCTTCATAGCTAATGTCTATGTCCAGTGTAACTTGCAAATGCATTTTGGGTTTGATAATATTTTTGGCATCATTCAATAGCTCGCCCAGATTAACTTTTAGATATCTGGGACAATTGAACCAGTTGATATATCTGGGAGTGCCACCATGTTCCATAATCATCATGCCTCGTTGATCATCATTCACATCAGCATAGTTGTGTGGCATGGGATTGCCTATGTAATGTATATTTTTTGCTGTTTGACGTTTGTGAAAATGTCCTGTGAACACATATTCTTGACCCACAAAGTCACCAGTCTGTATCAATCCAGTGTCTGGCATCTCTATCATGGCATTCATTAAGAAGTGTGGTAATTCAAAATGACCAAACATGTATCTACTTTTGATTTTTTTAATTTGTTTGTATTCATCACCCACCAACCAAGGCACCAAAGTAACATCATCTATGGTGGTGGTCTCTGTGACCACAGTGATGCCTGGAATAAATCTAGCAAACTCCACTGAATGAATATCTCGTTTGTCTTTGTAATATAAATCGTGATTACCAGGAAAGAAATAAAACTTTTCAAATGCTTTGCCCAGTTTTTCCAAACATTTGATAGAAACATCCATGGTCATCAAGTTCAATGAATTTCTATTGTGATGCCAATCGCCACAGAATATGCCTGTTTCGCAATTGTTTTGTTTGGCTTGATCAATAAACCAATCCACAAATTCTTCACAGTCTTGATTGTGTATCACACTGTTGCTTTTTAAACCAAAGTGTATGTCAGTGAACACTGCTGCTTTTTTAAACATTCAAATATCTTCCTTTAAATTGATATTGTAAGGCAAAAACCAAAATAAGTCAATCTTTTAGGATTTCTTTTTAAATTCTCTATCAATGGCTTTGTCGTATGACTCTTTGTTCTGTCTGGTAAAACTAGGCATCATATCATTCATTTCCATAATATCATCTCTGATATTTTGATTTCTTTTTTCAATGTTGATGATTCTCACAAAAGAATTGGTCACTGCTGCTGTGTAGTAAGCAAATGGATTGTTGGACTTTGATTCATCAAATTGCAATCCAATCTGAGTCAGCTGCAGTATGGCCTGTCCTTGCATCTCGTCATTGTAGGTGTAACCTCTCACATTGCCTCGGGTGGCATAACGTTCACACAGTTTCATCCACATCATGGCCAACTTGGCAGTGGGTTTACCACTTACTTTAGTGAACTTGCCATTGTGCAAGCCACCTTCCCAATGACTTTTGCCCACACATGAAAGATTGTCTTTGCTGTCAAACTTCCAGTGTTGGAAGGCAGGAAAGTTTACTTTAACTTTGGAGTCTGCTGAACTCTTGGGATTTTTTTTGCGTCCAGGTTCATTGGGTATGTGATCATAGGTCATCACTCTGAACACCAAATCTTCCTTTTGAATTTTTTTATAGTCCACTTCACACTCAGACAGTTTCACTTTGGGATCCACTGCTTTGCGTCTTTCAAATTCTTCCACTGATAGTCTTTTGGCTCTGACTCTTTTGGCTTCGGCAATGGTTCTCACATTGATCTTTTCCAATGAGGATACAATAGCATCATATCTATGATGTTCATCTTTGAGGTAACTGCAATAGCTGTTCTTGGATTTGTGTATTTCTTCCAACAGATCTTTGTTGTTGAGGTAGTTGATTTTTTTCATCGAATTCCTTTATAATTAGCCTTCAGTATAAACTACCCAGTTAATTTTGTCAATAAATACTTGAGAAAAGATAACCATATGCCAATAGACAGAAACGACAACATAGATCCAGCACTAGCAGTGAACAATTTTTTGGGTGGAGTGGGCAGCACTGCAGCCAACATAGCTGGAAAAGCGGCTGCTTCAGTGCAGGCTTTCACCAATCCTGCCAATCTTGTGTCAAACATCAGATCTAAATTTTTACCAAAAGATGGCATTGCAGGAACCAAAACACTCACTCAGGCCACCACAGCCACCAAACCTGGAGAAAAAGATTGGAGAGTGAAATTAAGTTTGCCTTCACACTTTGTGGGAGAAGCCATGGCACCTTTGACAAAAACCGGAGGTTTGTGTTTTCCCTACACACCTTCCATCATTGTGAGTCACAACGCATCCTACACGCCTATCAATCCTGTACACACAAATTATACCATGAACGCTTACAACAACAGCACAGTGGATCAGATCACAATCAATGCTGATTTTTTTGTGCAGAATGCTTTGGAAGCCAGATACTGGGTGGCAGCTGTTCATTATTTGCGATCAGTGACCAAAATGAAATATGGTGAATCAAGTTCAGATGCTGGATCACCACCACCAGTGGTTTTATTGAATGGCTATGGAGATTTTGTTTTTAAAAATATTCCAGTGATTGTGACTCAGTTTCAATTTGATCTACCTCAGGATGTGGATTATATCAGTTGCACTTTGGAAGTGCCTGAGTTGGAAGGTCAAACAGAACAATACAACACAGCAGCATGGGCACCCACACAAAGTTTGTTGACAGTGACAGTGCAGCCTCAATATTCAAGATCTACCATTTCACAATTCAACATGGATAGTTTTATAAATGGAGAATATATCAAAAAATCTGGAGGATTTATCTAATGGCCACATACAGCATTATGAGTCCTTGGCACAACACAGAAACTGTCAATGAACAATATTTAGGATTGTTAAGCATCAGACCTGTGCCCGAAACCAGCGACGATGTTCTATACACAGTGGAAGTTCAATACACTCACAGACCAGATCTATTGGCCTATGACTTGTATGGATCCACAAAACTTTGGTGGGTATTCTCACAAAGAAATCCTGAAGCATTGAAAGATCCCATCTATGATTTGGTGGCTGATTTAAAAATTTATCTACCTCAAGGTCCTAAATTAAGATCACTATTAGGATTATAAAATGTCCATTATAAAAAATAATGACAACATCTCAGTACAATTCAAAGATGCTGGCGGTAACACCATTCAAAACTTCAACGGAAGAAAAACATACAAGGAACAAAGAGATGAAGATGGCGGCACTTACTATGTGGCTGCAGAAACCAGTCCCAATGTTCAAAAAAATGTATTGCACAAATTCAGCAGTTTCAACACAATTTTCACATTGAGTTGTTTGACTGTGGATGAAATCAACAATCCCTACAGTTTAAGAATCAAGACTCCTGAAAAAGTTATATTGCGAAACGGTGGATCCAGCGCAAGTAAATTTCCCACTCAATATGATAAGCCATTGGATGGCAGCAACTCAGGCCCAGCTGCCAGAGAATTTTTCATCACAGATGTGGATATAAACACAGTGATATCACCCAATCCAAAAACCAAACACACCAATGCTTACAAAATAAATTTCACTGTGATAGAACCCTACAGTTTGGGCACATTCATAGAAACTTTAAGAACTGTGGCAGCTTCTTGCGGTCACAAAAATCATACCACTGCTCCTTATTGTTTGATGATGGAATTCAAAGGGTATGAT